TCAGTTGCTTCACTAACACCATTAGCACTTACTTGTGCATATACTGGTACTTCAACTGCTTTACCACCACCTGTGATAGCATAGTTTTTAACTAAGTTTCTCATGATGGATTTTTCAGATGCTACAAATTGAGCCTCTGCTACTATCTCTGTGTATAGTTCCGATAGTGTAGAACTTGTACTTTCGTTAGCCATTTTATTATCCTATTAAGGTTAATTGTTTAATTTAATCTCAACAGCCCCTGAATCTCGTTTCTTCCTATATTCTTGATAGGCTTTACGATCTTCTGGTTTTGTTAAGTCCAAGTCCTGTAGGTTAAAAGGTTTAACAGTATTACCACCGATAGCACTCTGGCTTCCTGAACCAGACAGTGACCCTTGACGGAAATGTGGGTTGCTATCTAAAAACTCTTTCACACGATCTTCAATGGTTAGGAGTTCTCCTTTTGCGTTATATCGTACATTAGAATTATTATCAACTACTTCTATTCTACCATCATCTGTGTATTTAATTTCATCTTTTAGTAAAGCAACAACTTGTGCTGGGTTAATAGCTTTATTAGAAGAGGCTACAGATAATATTGAATTATCTACTTTCTCTTTTTTGATTTGCTCTTTAAATCTATTTAACTCTTGATCTTTTTCTGCCAATCTTTCTTGCATAATTTTTTCAAGATCAGATTTAGTTTTTGCCTCTTTTAATTGTTCTTGTTTCAAGATTTCTTGTCTTTGTTTTTCTTCCTCTTGAAGTTTCTTTTCATACTTTCTTTGTTCAGCCTCTAATCTTGATTTAATAATATTATCAAGCTGTTCTTGTGTAAAAACATTTGATTTAGTTTCTGCTTTTACTTCTGTATTATTTTCTGCTGTTTCTTGTTTAGTTTCTGTTGTTTCTGTTTCTTGTGCAACATTTGTTTTTTCTTCGGACATTGTTTCTCCTATTGTTATATTATTAGTTCGCCTTGTTCGTCATACCAATCTGGATTGACGTAAGACCATTGATGACGACAATTATAACCACCACGAACAATGAGAGGATTACCAGGTTTTTTACCTGACCAATTTTCTCTAGCCCATAGTTTCTCGACTTCATCAATTGTAAAAAGTCCACCTTTTCGTTTATCATATACCCCATTTATTACATTTCTGCAAATCGTTCTAGTTGTAGGAATTACATCCCCATAGTATTTAACATAAGTTAATCCAGCCTCTTGTGATTTATTAAAATTTAGGGTTGCGTCAAAATCTCTCAATGAATCATTTAATATTTGACCAGCATATCTTTTCATATTTTCTCCAGCCCTATCTGTAGCAAATTTAGTTTGTAGTGTTTGAATAGCTTTATCAACTGCTGATTGTTGTGATTCTACAAATTTATTCTCATTAATAAAATCAACTAATCTATTTACTTCTGGGTCATCAGAACTAGCATATATTCCATTTATTGTTTGTCTTAATTCCTTTTCTAGTACTGCAAAATCTGTGCCTATTAATGTATTTTGATAAACCTTATCAGCTAATCTTCTAGTAAATGTATTTGATACATCTTTGAATTGAGTAAAATATTGTTGTTTTAAATTTTGTATTAAAGCTAAATCGCCCTTTGTTAATTCTGAAAATCTTTCAAAATCTTCCTTAGATACATTGGCTCTTTTTAAAATTGCTCTAAATGATTTCTCAATTCTTTTAGCTTGTTTATTAAAACCCTCTCGAACAACTGTATCTGACCATGCTAAATATTCTCTTTCAAGAATAGCTTTTATTTGTGGTCTTATGGCAATAGCTGATTGTAATTCTACTAGCTTTCCATCAGTAAGAGGTAATCTGCTAACACTTGAAATTACTTCACGTTCTATTTTATCTAATGTTCTGATTAATGTTTTATAGTATTGTGCTTCTGCAATTTCTATTTGCTTAATACGATATTCTGTTGCGTCTTTGACTATATCTGCCATTCATCTATATCTGCTCTTGTGCTACTTCTTGATCTTCTTGAACAACCTCGTCTTGTGTAAATTCTCCTACTTCTGATTTAATATCTATCTCATCAAAAATAATATTTAATTTTTCATCATCATCAACTACTGCTCTAGCAATTTCTTTATCAATTTCTTTTGATAATGTTGGAGATTGAACATTAATTGCTTTAGCTTGTTGGTAGAACATTAGATCAGTTGCATAATCTCTAATATTGAAACTGTCAGGATAATTTATTTCTCCATCAAACATAGTATTTTGGAATAATCCATATAGTCTAAATAATTGTTCTTCAGCAATTTGTAAATTATCAGCTTTTTCAGATAGTCTAGCATTTAATAATTCAAATTCAGTTTGCAAAGCTACACCAGATGATATTCCTGTTTTTTGAGTTCTTACTGCACCTGTATGTGCAATTCTATTTATAGATTCTACTTTGTTATTAATTGAATCCATAATAGCTTGTAAATTTTGACCAGATGGTTGTAGCAAATATGGTTTTAAGTTTGGCTCTAATTCATCAGGCATTTCAATAACAGCACCAGCACCAGCACTTGCATTTACACTTGGAGTTTTAACTAAAGATGGGTGGTTAGTTAATCTGATTAGTTGTTCCATTTCAGAATATTCGTTGTAAATAGATTTTTGTAAATCAGCAATATCAGTTAAATCTGATTGTCCAATTCCTCTTTTATGGGATTTTGAATTGTATAAAATTACTGCTGGTATTTTGCCTATCATATTAGGAACAGAATCTATTAATCTAGGCTCTTCTCTTTCTGGCATGTAAAGAGTATCAATTCTATCTGGGTACCATATTCTCATGTAAGTACCATTATTTCTATCTACTTCTTCTCTAATTTTTAAATAATTTAATTCATACTTACCATTTAGTTGTCTTTGATAATTCCAGTCTAAAACATTTTCTGGTGTAACGATTGATAGATATGGTCTAATATCTTGTTCTAATTCTTCTGCTCTAGTATTTGTTGTTACGTTTGGTTTATCTAAAATCATAAAACAATGACCATAGATAGAAGCATAATTTTGTGCCTGTTTAATTACTGAGTTTAAATTGTTTCCTTCTAAATCAGCATCTTTTAAGAATGATTCTAAACTAGGTTCTTCTGCTAATGAGCCAAAATCTCTACTAGGTCTAACTCTAAATAAAAATGAAGAATAAATTTGAATAATATTTTTACAATGATTATCACAAGGAGTGTTTGCTAGTCTTTGATTAAACTCGTTATCTAATTCTAGATTATATCTATTTAGATATTGACCAACCATATAATCATAGCCACCATTGTATGATCTAATATAATATTCCCAATTATTGATTGTTTCTGAATAGTCTTTGTGTACTTCTTGTGCTTGATCTCTAGTATATGCCATAACTATTTAATTGCCCATCTCGTTGGTGGAGAAAACCTTGCCTGAGTTGTTAGAGGTTTTAAAAAATCTACCATGTAGCCTATTGCATCATTCATGTGATCAAAACCATCTTCCTTATCAGGTATGTTTGTATTCTCCTTGTATATTTGTCTTTGTAATCCTTTTACAATAGTTTTGCAAGATTTGGAAACAAAAATATGCCTTTGACCATTAGAATCTTTAAGTTTGGAATTTACAGCATTAATCCTATCACGAACAGCTGGGTGCTTTGGTTTTACTTTTACTTTAAATCCAGCATTTTGTAGAATACTTAAATCAGTTCTTCCACCAGCAGAAGTCTTACGTTGTTTTGAGGCTGGGTCAGGGTAAATAAATATTGGTAATTTAGTTCCATATCTATTACGTATTTCATCTACCATTTCATCAGTATTACTTGAATAAATAATAACCTCATCAACAAAGTATATTTTATCTTTATCAATTTGACCAACACATGCTGACATTGGATCCACGTTAAAATCCATGCCAATATGTAATGGCTTTGTCCAATCTATTTGTCTATCCACAACACTTTCTACAGGGTGGAAGTTATAATAAACTGCACCAGCATAGTTTTCAAATGTACCTTCAAACTCTTGTCTAAAAGTTCTAATGTCAATATCTTGTTTGGCTTGTTCTATTTCTTCTTTGGAAACCATGCCACCATCTAATGTAGTAAATTGAAAGCTATCCCACTCTTTGTCCTCTTTGCCTTTTAAATACATTCTATAAGCCCAGTTACCATAGCCTTTAGGAGAACCACACATTAGTACATCTCCTTTGGTATCAGCAACAGATGCCCTTAATACTTCTGTCCATGCTTTTTCATCAATATCAGCAAACTCGTCTAGTATTAAAAAGTCTAATCCAGCACCTCTAAGACCATCATAATTTTCACAACCTTTTAATGATATTTTACTTCCTGTTTTTTTAATTGTTATTGATAGATTAGATTCATTAATAGTATCAACCCAATTAAAGCTATGCAGTACTTCTTTTAATTTAGACCAAACAATCTCTCTAGCCATTTTGAATGTTGGTGCTACATACCATATATTTTGCTTTACTCTTGAAGCATATTTCATCATTTCAGTAATACATAAATAGGTTTTACCAAATCTACGACCAGATACTAAAACTCTAAATCTTTTTTTACTTGTTGAAACTTTATGTTGGGGTTTTGTTAGAGTGATTTTCATTACAGAAATACGTAACGTATAATTTATCCTCGTTAAATTGTTTTTCTAATTTTATAGACGCATCAATAATTAATTTACCACCAGCACCTACACATTCTGACCATGAATCAAACTTTGTTGGTAATGTGGCAGTATTGTTGCAATAACCAGTAATAGCAGAACATATTGAAAAAGCTAATATAAATTTCATTACTTAGAGCTTATAATCTTTTTGATTGTTTTGCTACCATCAATATTTTCTTCTATTTCAGCCTGTACTTCTCCACACATAAACTGTTTATTTTGCATATCCATGTTTCTAGTTGCCTCTCGTTTCATTTTAAGACAAGTAGATAAGCTATCTTGTATTCTATGCTCTACAAGTTCTCCATTTATAAATAGGCATAATGCAAATACTAATTTAGTGATTACCATTTAACTTACCCAAGTTAGCTCTTACAGAATCTTTTAATTTTTCTACATCAATTCTAAGTCTTTCAACATCAGTTTGTAGTCTTTCAATATTAACTCTGTTATTCATCATAGCATCAACTCTTTCAGTTAATTTCTCTAATTGTTCTGCCATGTGTTCTAGCAACATAAACTGTTCTTGATCTATAGGCTTTTGTGCAGATGCTTCTAGTAAATCTTGTTCTTGGAGTTTATCAGCAGTTTCTAATAATGTTATTCGTTCAATAATGCCAAAATAAGCCCAAACACCTATTGCCACTGCCCCTACAATCGCAAGTAAATTTCTTATTGGTAAAGATACCGAAGTATTTTCTGATATTTTCATTTAGCAACTTTACCTTTATTAATACCTTTTTTAATAACATAATCTCTTGTACCATTTGCACCTACATTAACTTCTTTTTTAAGAAATCTTAATAGGTTCATTTCTTTTAATTTTTTTTCAGTATGTTTTCTGAATTGCTCTAATGACTTCGTATCTCTCATTTTTATTCTCCATTGAATAAATCTTCTGGTGCTGTATTTTTCTTTTTTATTTTCTTTTTAGGCTTTACAAATTGTTTCTCAACCCAATTAAACCAACTGTCAATCCAGCCAAAGAATATATATAGCCATTTATCAATCATACTTTAAAACCCTTTCTCCATGATTTAACTGCCCAATAAACAGGAGTTGTATTAAGTTGTTTGCCTGATCTTTTAGCCTTTGCAAGTATAGGTCTAAATCTAGCAAAAAATGATTTCTTTCTTGCTGGTATATTTTTTTTAATAGATAGCTTTTTGTCGCCAAAATTAACTTTGACTACTCTACCTGTTTTTCTGTTTTTTACGAATACTTTAAACTTTTTAACATCCCCACGCATGGGTTTATTAAGTTTAACTGTTCTTCCTTTGTATTTTGCCATGTGACATAAATATCACAAAATTATCTTTTAAAGAACCTTTTTCTCCACTCGTGGCATATATAGTTTTCCTTTACAAATTTAGCACCCCATCTCCCACAAAATTGACGTCTATTACTATAAAGCCCACAGTTCCCACATGCTTCAGCTGATTTAGTTAATTGGAATGATTGTGGTAGAGAATAATCTATAATTTCTCCATTAGGATAGAAGTTACTTCTTTTTTGCATTTACTTCTATAAAGCCTCTTAATTGTTTAACAACATCTTCTAATTTTTTTTGTCTTCTCAATGCTATATCTCTTTGAGCAACAGCCATATCTCTTTCTTCTTTTAGCTTTTCATTTTTTAATTTTATTTTTAAAAATGTATTTTCTCCTATCTCATTTGCCTTGTCCACGATATTTACCCTTTCCTTTTTGTCTTCTTTTGTGTTTGTTCATTGTTGATGTTATTGGCTTTCTTCCAATAGATGTACCTTTCTCAGTTTTAGTATATTGGACTGTGGCACCAAATAAATTACCTTTCTTCTTTGACATCTTGTGCTTCTATTATAAGTGGTAATGGCTCATTGTATGTTGTTTGCTCAATTTTATCTTTTTGGTCTAGATGTTGCTTTCCTAACCATATCTGCATAACAACGTTTCCTGATATAGCTTTCTCAAATTGTGCACGTCTTAAAGATATTTTGCCCAACTCACGACCCTTTTTTATAAGATGGACATAATTACGTTGTAACGTCTTTGTTGATACTTCGCAGAACTCTGCAATTTCATCGTAAGTACAGTGCATTTGTGCTAATTTTTGGATAGCTTGTTCATCTACTTTTTTAATTGGTCTTGCCATTATGTCCTTTTTGTGTTCTATCTTTTTTTAGCCTTTTTTCTTAAATCTTTCAATACTACTTCTGGCCATTTAGACTTTTTATGTTTATTTATAGTGCAATACATTGGAAAAGTTTTAAGTAGCCAATCTACTGCTTTTTGTTCGTATTCTACAGTTCTGTATGTTTGTATTCCACCATCTTCTGAATAATACTTTGTTTTAGGCGACACATAATTAAATCTAGTTAGACCACCATCTGCCATATAGTATCTAATACTTCTTTCGTAGTCTTCTTTACCATATTCTGGGTTTGTTGATACATAAGCTTTAGGTTGATGGGTATTTCTCCAACCATAAAAACATGCTACGATATATTTCAAATTAAAACTAATATTATTTCGCATAAAATAAGGATTTAATACTGCATTTACTCCCCACATATCAAATTTATGTTGTTGGGAAATTTCAAAAGCTTGATTTACAAATTCAGTTAAATTTAATAAAGGCATTGTTTTTTTCTCAGATATTCGCATTTCAATAGATTGTATATCGTCATCAATACCAAGAACTAATTGTCCTTCTTCGTAATAATCAACTATAAAGTTTCTTTGTGTATTTACATGCTTTTTATCAGTAACTATAAAATTAATAGGATATTCTTTTAAAGACTCTTGATAAGCCTCTAATTCGTTTCTATCTGATAAAAATAAATCTACTTCTGAAAAATCAATATCTGTTTTAGCAAGATAATTAATAGTTTTCTTTTTAATAGTTTCTGCTCTTGCAATAGTAGGTATGGCTATTCTAAATTTCATTTATTAAGGTTTGCTCTATTAGTTAATCTTTTAGCTATTTCCATTTCTTCTTGTGCAGATTTGCAAAATATCATGTTTTTTCTGTAATAGCATACAACTGATATTCTTTCAAATTTACCTTTAGCTTTTATTTCGGTATTACCATGATATTCGTGAACATCAAAAAAACAAACATCTCCACTTCTAACATCAAAACCAACTTTGTATTTAGGCATAACTGTAATACCACCCTCATAATTACCAGCTTGTAATACTCCTAAATTTCCAAAGCCTTCTGGCAAATCTCCTTTGTCTTTGTGAATTGCTGTTCTAAAATTTCTATTAATCGTAATAGTTGAAAATACTGTATCAGCTATGTAAAAATCTTTCGTAGTTTTATCAATCATATTTTTTTGGTTTTGCCATCTTTCAGGACATACTTCGTGAAATAAATCAGATATATATTTAATATAAGGATAAGCCTTTTTAAATTTTTCAAATTGATGCTCATTAAAAGATGTTTGTCGGCAGTATGGTATTCTTGTTTGTCTATCAAAATATCCAGCAATACCACTTTCAACTTTATTAAAAGCCTCATGAGTTTTTGAAATTGTACCATTTTTATTAATTCTAAATCCTCTAGTCTTTCCTGTTTTATTTACTTTCTCAATAGTACCATCATCATTAAATTTTAAACCAATCTTATCTCCTTTTTTTCTATCAGGTGGAACTCCCCCAGCAGAACCTCTATTGCCACCTTTTGCAACTGCATGACGTAAAGATTTATAGGCTTGTTCACAAATACTACTAGGTATTGCATTTTTTCTGAAAAAAAATAAAGGCTCGCCATTTTCTTTATAAGCATCACAATCATAATCTATGATAGTATCAACGTGATGATCTTGAACAAAATAGCCCTCTAGCTTTTTTATTTCTTCATCAGTATATTTAGCTTTGGCTGTTATTGTACGCATTTTTAACTATTTGATAAACTGTATCTGTAAGGTTATCTGTATTTAAGTCTTTTTGCAAAGCCTCACACCATAATCTAAAATCCTTTTCTGTTTCTGTATTTAAAAATAATTGAACCATTTTAACATGTGAAACTTCCATATCTGCTGGATAATCAACATTAAAATCTTCATTTTTATCATTAGCTTTAAAATCTAAATCTTTGTCATTAGATAAATTTTCTAATTCAGTTAAATTAAATCCTGTTAAATCTAAATCAAAGTTTTCATCTTTTAACATATTTAATTCTTGTGCGAGAAGTTTATTTTCCCATTTAGATTCTTCGCCAGAACGATTGTCCATTATTCTATAAGCCATCGCATCATTTTTTGAAAATTCTCTTTTAATAACAAATGCCTTAGTTTTGCCTAATTGTTTAAGTGCTTTCCAACGAGTATGACCTACCACTATAACATTATCTCCATCAACTACGATAGGTTGATTGTTTCCAAACTCTTTGATAGAATTCATAACTTTTTGAACAGATTCCATAGGGATTTCTCTAGGATTGTTTTTGTAAGGTTTTATTTCATCTATATTAATTTCTTGTATTTCCATTTTTTATCCTTTTATTAGTTTATTAAATAGTTTTAGTATTTGAGGGTTTTGCTTAAAGATTTTAGTAAAGCCATTTCCAACAGCAATAGCAACAGGTTCTTCTCCTCTGCCATTAACATTTATTTTTTCGTGAAACATTATGATATGAAAAAACTCATGAATTATTGTATTAAGTAAATTAATTCCTTTTAATTTTTTGTCAATCACTAATAATTGCTGGTTAGTTTCAAAATATCCATCTAAATCTTTTAAAGGTTCATAAATAACTTTGATTTTTTTTTTACCATACAAAATTTTTTGAATTTTCATTAGTGCTTTGTATATTCATCTTTAGTTATTGTTGCCCTTAAATACTGAATTTGTAATTTAAGTTGTTTGTTTTCTATAGATAGTTTAATTATACGATTTCTGCAATACTTAAAAAGTCTTAAAAATCCTATCATTGAACTAATTGGATTGTATGTTTTTCATCATATTTATCAATTCTATAATTTTTATTATCTTTACTAAATAACTCAAATTGTCCTTCACAGCCTTTATGGACATAGCCCAAATTTTTAAGTCTATTAATTAAATCAGGTATTTCGTTATTATCTTCTACTTCCCATCTTCTTTGAGATAACCAAGTGCTGAAATGTGGCACAAATTTGTCATCTTCAATACCTTTGATTTGATTATTGTAGATTTTCGCTAATTGTTCTTCTGAATGACCAGAAATTACGTCAAAATGTTTTAACCATATTTCGTGAGCTTTAAATTTTGAGCCTCTTTTTTTAACTAATAAACTCCAAAGATTTTCAAAGATTGGGTCATATATATTATTATTAGGTATAGGTTTAGGTATAGGTATAGGTGCTTGGTTTTTGCTTGAAGCATTTTCAACTCTTGCTAGACCACCTTTTTTACCAGCAGAAGATCTTCTTTTGTATTTTTCAGTTAAATACTGATGTTCTTGTACTAATCTTTTATGAGTCCAAATAACTTCTTGAGTATCCATATTTAAATCTTTTTTAAAAAATTCATTTAAAATATCATCAACATCTGTATGGCAATTTCCATCTGTGCATTGACAAATTCTATATGCTGATTCAGTTGTAAATGGTTTTGCGTTTTTTGTCCAAGCAAAGCTTAATAGTCTAATATATATACCTATAGCTTGATTAGTTAAATGTACTGTTTCAGCAGTAAATGTATCTGTAAATAATTGTAGTGCATGAAACTTATTTGTTTCCTTCTCCATAAAATATATCTCCTTTTTCTAGTTGTGTTATTTGTTTGTTAGTTTCGTCTAATAAATGAAGTTCTGTACCGAACAGTTCTTCAAATTTTGTTTTATTAAGATGTATTGATTCATTTCCCATATTATGATGTTCAGGACATAAAGGAATTGTTTTATCATGTGGTGGTCTTAATCCCATACCAGTAAATCTTCTAATATGATGAATAACTGGTTCACTAAACAATCCTTTTTTTTGACAAGCAATACAACCAATTTGTTTAAGCTTTTCAAATCTTTCTTTGTCTTGTTTCTTCATATTTTCTCTACGTCTATGTCTATTCCTATCAATGATTTCAAAATGTATCTGTGATAATTCAGTCATTTTATTTACATACTTTTGATACTCAATTCTTATCTTATCATCTTTTTCAAAAGTATCCTCATAGTTTAATTCTTTATTAAGTTTAAATTCAAGATAACTAATTACTTCATTCTGAAATAGTTTTTTTGATTTTTTCACAATGACTAATAATATTATCTAGTTCTTCTTTAATGATATGCCCATTATCTTGACCAGAATATTCTGATAGTTCAATTAATTGACCTAGTCTAATCATTCTCAATAATCTTTTGAAAGCCCTACGAACATGCATATCTGACATATCAGAAACATACAACCAAGTATTTTTTGATCTGCTAAAATATTGTTCTTCAGGTGTAGATTGTTGAGTTTCATCAGTTTTAGGTATATCAATAAAATCTTCGCCACTCATAACAAACTCCTTTGATTTGTGTTTTCTTCTTTATAAGGTTTCCAATCAAAATCTACAAGCCTATATTCTTTACCATTGTATTTACTTTTAAAGCTTTGATCAGTATAAGACTTTGCAGTTTTTAATTTTTCATAAGGTATAAACATATATTCTTTACCATGAATAATACCTAATGATTCTTTTTTTCTTAAAGCCTTTTTATATATATGTTCTCTGACTGATACTTTCCCCAGCCAGATTTTTGTTACTTCTACTTTTATCATAGTACTTCTCCTCTAGTATATCTATTAATGCTAATGCTTTTTCTTTTTTAAGAATTGAAATATCCGCACCATCTAAAACTTGATATGGGTCGCCAATTTGAAATTGGTTTAAAGGAATATCCAATGCTTCGCAAAACTCTAATAGCTTGATAGAATCAATTTTATTAATAGCCTTTTCAAATTTTTGTACTTGTTGAAAAGTAACTTTCAAAATTTTTGAAATATCAACTTGAGTTTTTTTTCTTGCGTACCGATAAGCAACAAGCATGGTTGCTATTTTTAAACGTTTATCCATTTATTTTCCTGTGAGTTGTGGGGAAAGAAATCGGTATAAAACTTTCCCCAGTATAACTAGAAAGGGAGTGAAAATGAAGACACTCGTTTTTACCTTTAACCGATTTGAGCATTGAAGTCTATATAAATTAAAAATTGTATTTTGATTTGACAAAAATTTACCTTTTTTTGTATATTTTGGCTAAAAACTCCCCTTTTTATTGAAAAAAAAGTATTTGCCATTTGTGTGTGTTTTTATAAGCTTTCTTTATAACTAGACTACGTGTAATTCGGTACTCGTCTTAAAACATATAAAAACCAATTCAGAGCCCCAGAAGTTAATTCTAAGTTTTGACTGAGAAAAAATCTGTTTCATAATCTGGGTGGGAGCCTCAAAGAGTGTGTGTTAAGACCTACGATTTAGATATTTTACTTTATAGTTTCT